GGAAACGATAAGATGGTGCGCGTCAACGCAGTCGCGGACATGTTTGCCTCCGGTTTGGTATGGGCACCGGACACGCGCTGGGCGCGAGAGGTGATCGAGGAGATCGCTGCATTCCCAGTAGGTGAGCACGACGACTTTGTGGATACCACCACGCAAGCACTCCTGCGCTTTAGACAAGGCGGCTTCATCAGCCTTGACTCTGACGAAAAAGACGAACCCCAATTTTTTAAACGCCGTGCGGCGTTCTACTGAGGATAAACCATGGCCACAAACATTGACAAAGCCCTGTACCAAAACCCTGTGGGTTTGGAGCAAGAGGCGGCTGAACAAGAACCGCTTGAGATTGAGATCGTTGACCCAGAAGAAGTTCACATCCACACAGATGGGTTGGACATTCACATGATGAAGGGTGATGGGGAGGATGACTTCTCAGCAAATCTTGCTGAACAAATAGACCCGTCAGCTTTGCAGGCCATGGCTGGGGACTTGGCTGGAGACATTGAGAACGACAAGAACTCCCGCAAGGACTGGGAGAAAGCGTATGTGGAAGGGCTAAAACTTCTAGGTCTTCAGTACGAGGAACGCACGGAACCATGGAACGGAGCCTGTGGTGTGTTCCACCCGATGATTACCGAGGCCGTGGTGCGCTTCCAGTCTGAAGCGATCATGGAGGCGTTTCCTGCGCAAGGGCCTGTGCGCACAAAGATACTGGGTAAGCAGACCCCTGATAAACAAGCGGCTGCGGTGCGCGTGGAGAACGACTTAAATTATGAGTTGACCGAAGTGATGCGCGAGTTTCGCCCTGAGCATGAGCGCATGCTCTGGAGTCTACCGGCAACTGGCTCAGCGTTCAAGAAGGTCTATTTCGACCCAAGCCTTGACAGACAGGTCTCGATGTTCATACCGGCAGAAGACATCATCCTGCCCTACGGAGCGACGGATTTGGACACTTGCTACCGCGTGACCCACGTGATGCGCAAGACCAAGAACGACATCCTCAAGCTCCAGCAAGCGGGCTTTTACTGCGACATTGAGCTACCCGACACCGACAAAACCCAGACCAACATCCAGAAAGCCAAGGACAAGGAGACTGGGTTCAGTGACTTGAACGACGACCGCTACACCATCTACGAGTGCCACGTTGACTTGGACTTGGACGGATTCAAGGACAAAAATGACGACGGCGAAGAAACCGGCATTGCATTGCCATACGTAGTTACCCTAATCAAAGGAACCAATGATGTTCTGGCCATCCGCCGGAACTGGAAAGAAGATGACAACCTCAGACTCAAGCGACAGCATTTTGTTCACTATCAATACATCCCGGGTTTTGGCGCGTACGGCTTTGGCCTTTTCCATCTCATTGGAGGATATGCCAAGTCAGCCACCAGCATCATCCGACAACTCGTCGACGCCGGAACCCTCTCAAACCTGCCCGGTGGACTGAAGTCCCGTGGCCTGCGAATCAAGGGAGATGACACACCGATCGCGCCCGGGGAGTGGAGAGACGCTGACGTAGGCTCAGGCAACATCAGGGACAGCATCCTACCCCTGCCATACAAAGAACCCAGCATGGTGCTCTCTGGCCTGTTGGACAAGATCGTGGACGAGGGCCGTCGGTTCGCAGCAACTGCGGACATGAATGTGTCAGACATGTCTGCCCAAGCACCGGTGGGCACGACACTGGCGCTGTTGGAGCGCCAGCTAAAAGTCATGTCGGCTGTACAGGCACGGATGCACTACAGCTTCAAGCAGGAGCTAAACCTGCTGGCTGACATCATCAAAGACTACACAGACCCGGACTACGACTACGACCCAGACAGCGATGCCCCGCGCAAAGCCAAACGGGAAGACTACGCGCACTTGGACATCATCCCCGTGAGCGACCCCAATGCGGCCACCATGAGCCAGCGGGTTGTGCAGTACCAAGCGGTGATCCAGATGGCGCAGATGGCTCCTGACATTTACGACCTACCTAAGCTGCACCGTGGAATGCTGGAGGTGTTGGGTATCAAAGATGCTGACAAACTTGTGCCGCTACCCGACGACCAGAAACCACGCGACCCGGTGGCTGAGAATATGGCCGTGCTCAAGGGGGAGCCTCTCAAGGCATTTTTCTACCAAGACCATCAGTCGCACATTCAGGTGCACATGGCTGCGATGCAAGACCCGATCGTGATGCAGTTGGTTGGCCAAAACCCCAGAGCGCCTCAGATTCAAGCGGCCATGATGGCACACATCGCAGAGCATGTGGGTTATGCCTACCGTCAAAAAATCGAGCAGCAGTTGGGCATGCCCCTGCCTCCCGAAGACGAGAAGTTGCCACCAGAGATGGAGATCGCACTCTCAGGCATGATGGCTCAAGCAGCACAACAAGTGCTCCAGCAAAGCCAAGCGCAGGCTGCACAGCAACAAGCCCAACAGCAAGCGCAAGACCCACTCATCCAGATGCAACAGCAAGAGTTGCAGATCAAGCAACAAGAGTTGGCACTCAAGCAGCAAGAGATTCAGGGCAAGCTGGCACTGGAGAACAAGCGCATTCAGATCGACGCCATGGCTAAGGCCGGTCAACTCAAACAACAAAAACGCAACTTGCAGGTTGATGCGATGGCTAAGGCAGGAGACTTAAAGAACCGCCGTCATCAACTGGGTGCGCAGTTTGTCACCCAAGGCATGCAGCAAAAACACGAGATGTCACAAAAACACAAAGACCTTGGCGCACAGATTGTGCAAGAGGCGATGCAGCAAAGAGCACAACAAAATGAGGAGAACCCTAACCAATGATTGAAGAATTCGCACGCGTATTGCGCGAACAAATACGCACTGACATGAACAATTACGCAGACGACTGCGCTGGCGGCGCTTGCCGCAACTTTGAAGAGTATCAAAAACTTTGTGGGGTCATCCAAGGTCTGGCCATCGCAGAGCGTTACATCATCGACCTTGCGAAGAAAGTGGAGACTGCCAATGAGTGAGCTTGAACTGCCAGAGGCCATCCAACCTGTGGATGCGCCAGATGACAACGCGACAGATGAACAAAAAGCCACGATGCTGCCAGAACCAACAGGTTGGAAGTTGTTGTGTGCTGTGCCTGAAGTGTCTGACAAGATTGATGGAACTGATTTAGACCTTGTCAAACCCACCTCCCTCCTAAGACAAGAAGAACACGCAACCACGGTGTTGTTTGTCTTGAAGGTTGGGCCAGAAGCGTACAAAGACACCAAAAAGTTTCCCACCGGTGCTTGGTGCCAAAAAGGCGATTTTGTTTTGGTGCGCACTTACTCTGGTACCCGGTTCAAGATTTTTGGAAAAGAGTTCCGGCTCATCAACGATGACCAAGTGGACGCAGTTGTCCAAGACCCTCGCGGACTCACCCGCGCTTGAAAGGAGAAGCCATGTCAACGGTACGAGATGAATACAAGTTTCCGGATGAACTTGAAAATCAAAAATCCACACAATCACAACAAGAAGACGATGTTGAAATCGAGATCGTCGACGACACACCACCTCAAGACAGAGGGCGTCGCCCCCTTGAGAAAGCGGTTGAAGAACCCACCGACACAGAACTGGACGACTACTCAGAAAACGTCCGCAGCCGCATCAAGGAACTCACCCATGCACGCCATGACGAGCGTCGGGCCAAAGAAGCACTACTGCGCGAAAAGCAGGAGCTTGAGCGGATTGCACAGCATCTGATGGGCGAAAACAACAAACTTAAAGGTTACATTAATGATGGAACTGATAAGTTTGTTTCCATGGCGCGGGAAGCGGCGGAAGCCAAGTTAGAGAAGGCCCGTCGGGACTACAAGGCCGCACAAGAGGCGTTTGACACCGATGCCATCATTGCCGCACAAGAGGCGTTGGCAGAAGCCACGTGGGAAGTGAAAAATGCAAAAAATTTCACACCGCCCTCTTTACAAACCGAAACGGATGATGTACAACAATACCAACCGCAACCCCAACCGGTGCGACCGGACGAAAAAACACTGCGCTGGCAGGCAAAAAACCAGTGGTTCGGCGCAAACGGGTTTGAGGAAGTAACCAGCTTTGCTCTAGGGCTGCACCAAAAGCTAGTGGCATCCGGGGTTGATCCCCGCACTGATGATTATTTCGAGCAGATTGATGCTCGCGTGAAATCCAAGTTCCCGGAAGTTTTCGGTGACGATGGACAAAAAACTGAACGGTCTGAAGCCAAGCGTCCCTCTTCGGTCGTGGCTCCTGCCAGTCGGTCTACGGGTGTTAAGAAAGTACAACTTACGCCATCACAAGCGGCGTTGATTAAGAAGTACAACTTGGACCCGAAGAAATACGTAGCAGAAGTTCTTAAACTGGAGAAACAAAATGGCTGAAATCCGTACATCTCGTGAGCTTGCTTCACGCGAAAAATCCGCTCGTGCTGTCTATGTACCGCCGAGCAGTTTGCCTGATCCCACGCCTGAACCGGGTTGGGTCTACCATTGGGTAGCCACAGCAATTCTGGGTCAAGCTAATCCGACCAACGTGTCTCAAAAGATGCGCGAAGGTTGGGTGCCAGTGAAGGCAGAAGACCATCCCGAACTGGCCTATGTCGGTAAAACTGACAGCGGTAACGTGGAAATCGGTGGCTTGATGCTTTGCAAAATGCCGCTTGAACAATTCCGTGCCCGCCAAGAGTTTTATAGCCGCCAAGCTCAGGGACAGATGGACTCAGTGGACAACCACTTCATGCGGAACAACAATCCCGTGATGCCTCTGTTCTCGGACAAGAAAACGTCCACAACAAGAGGCGGCGGTTTTGGTTCCGGTTCAAAGTAATCAAGGAGCTATAAATGGCATACCCTACCGTCGATAAGACGTACGGCTTCAAACCCCTCCAGCGCTTGGATGGGCTGCCGTATGCCGGTCAAATCCGGCAAATCCCCGTTGCAGCTGGCTACGCCACTGCAATTCTGAACGGCGACACCGTGGCCATCTCTGGTGGTTATCTGGTCGCTAAAACTACTACCAACTCTGGCGACACCGTTGGTGTTCTGGTTGGTTGCCAGTACGTGAATTCGAGCAGCCAGACTGTTCAAGGTCAGTACTACCCAGCCGCCGCTTCGACCGCTACTGCATTGGCTTACGCCTATGTGGTGGATGATCCAAACGCGGTGTTCCAAGTGTGTGCTACCACCGCTGGTTCTACTACCCCTGCTGCATACACTCGCGCTGCTATGGTCGGCAAGAACGTGGCTATGGTTGCAGGCGCTGGTTCTACCACCACTGGTGACTCGGCTTACGGTATTGATGGCTCTTCTGCCAACACGACCAACACGCTTCCCATCCGCGTCATTGACGTGATTTCTGCCAGCGCTACCGGCCCGCAGTCCAGCAACACTACAACTTATTACGAGTTCGTGGTGCGTTGGAACTTGGCCCAGTACAACGACACCACTGGCGTCTAAGGAGTAAAAAATGGCTATTTCTCGTGCCCAACTACTTAAAGAACTCCTGCCCGGTTTGAACGCTTTGTTCGGCCTTGAGTACGCTCGTTATGGCGAGGAGCACAAGGAAATCTACGAAACCGA